GGATACTTAAAGAACAATCCGCCAGAAATGTATTCTGGATGTGAGTGGAACGTGAAGAACTGAATGATAGAATTGATTATGTCGGATTCGTATCTATTCTTAGGAGATAGTTTCCACGAGAAGCTATGATCACGGAAATTGACGCCAGTGAACAACAGAATCTTGTGAGGATTTTGAGCAAGTCCGCCGCCAACTTTAAGTAATGCGTCAAATGCGTCACCACCGACGCCCGGTAAAGCACCAGCAGCTAAACTTTGAGCTTTTTGCATTGCGGCACCAGCAGCTGCTCCAGTCATCACGCCAGCTAAAGACATACCACCAAGAGCGCCTTGATTAAGTTCGCCATTTCCATAGATTGCGCGATCAAAAGGTTTTAATGCTTGACCAGCCGCAGGACCAAGATCTTTTGGTGAGTATTCTGGATTGTAGTCTGTCGAAACATTCGACGGCATTGGAAGAAACGCCATTCCTCCGCCAGTTGTAAATTTCCCGCTCAGATTATTTAAGCCAAAAGAAGAAAGAATATCAATTCCTCGGCCTTGCGTCTGAACAGCTTCAAAAGAAATCCAGTGATCATTTGTTTCTAGATCATCGGGGAACGTTAAACGAGCATTATTAAAAGGATTCGAACCGACAAGATTACCACCGGCAAGTCCAGCGAACGCGACGCCCGCACCGGCTAGAGCGGCATATCCAGCAACTCTAGAAACAGTGCTCATCGAAGCTCTTCTTGCAGCTAGACTAGCTAATAGTGGTAGAACCATTTGTGACTCCTTTTGCTGATTGCTATTTATACCGCTACATATAAGGCATGGCTACGTACAAAGGACGATTCCAACCTAAGAATCCGCAGAAATATAAAGGCGATCCGACGAACATTGTATATCGCAGTTCGTGGGAGCTTAGATTCATGGCTTATCTTGACACTAATCCCAACATTATACAATGGGCTTCCGAAGAAGTCATTGTCCCATATAAGTCGCCGCTTGATGGTAAGTGGCACAGATACTTTCCAGACTTCATAGTTCGTATGCGTGATAAAGATGGGAACGTCGTTGTCAAGATGATTGAGATTAAGCCTCGAGCGCAAGCAGTTCCTCCTACTCCCAAATCACACGGATCAAAGCCAACAAAGAAGTATCTTCGTGAGGTCGCGACTTTTGGAATAAATAGTGCGAAGTGGCACGCAGCGAAAGAATACTGCGCTGACCGTAATTGGGAGTTCGTCGTGCTGACGGAGAAGGAACTGGGAATCTAATGGTTGCATATATCTTTGATCGTATGTTACAACGCGGCGCAGCAGCTGGCGTATCTCCGTCGATCAAGCGCGACTCCAGAAACTGGTTCCGTCAGCAAGCTAGAAGTATTAGCGGTGCTAGCCCAAGCCGTATGATCCGCAGTCAGTCTTCGCGCTTGACTGATAAGCCACTTTTAGGGCGTATGTACTTATTTGAATACGATCCAAAGACAAAGGATAAGTTACCTTACTATGACAGATACCCGCTCGTGTTCCCAATTGCTTCTGGACGCACTTCTGGTTTCGCTGCTTCAGGAGGATCTTTCCTGGGAATTAACCTCCATTATCTACCGTTACCTTTACGAGCAAGATTAATGGATGCGCTGTATGACACAGCAACAACAAAAGAGATCGACGAAACAACGCGTCTTCGTATCTCGTATAATATTCTGCAGCAAGCAAGTAGATATAAATTCTTTAAGCCTTGCATCAAGCGATATCTAGTTTCGCAAGTAAAAACCAAATTCTTTTATGTTGAGCCCACTGAATGGGAAATGGCTTTGTTCTTACCGCTTGATAGATTTGTGGGCGCTAACAAGTCACGCATTTATGCGGATAGTCGCAACAGGATCTAACAATGCCATTCAACGTAGAAGACTTTTCGTCTAACATTACAAAATCTGGTATAGCATACACGTCTCACTTTGAAGGACTTATTCTCGGTGGACCTGGATCGTATAGCAGAACTGGAGCTGTATCTAACATTCTAACTTCGTTTGGCTTAGATCAGGGTATGCGTTTTCGTATCGAGTCTTTGAATATGCCAGGTAGAACGTTGACAACGCTTGATCAACAGTATCATGGTCCTGTGCGCGCGATTCCGTATCGTTTCCAGCAACAGCCTGTGACTATGACAGTTATCTTGTCAAAAGACATGCGCGAGCGTGAGATCTTTATGCGTTGGCAAGATTTCTTCGTAGGACACTATCGCACGAACTATGATCGTTCTGTTGTGCGTGGACCATTTGATACGAAGTATTATCAGGACGGAATTGGAACTGTGAAGATCGTGCAGTATTCTTATCCAGTAAAGAACGCTTCTGGGACAAGCGGTTCTTCTGGAGAAGGCTACAAAGCACATACAGAAATTATCCTAGAAGAGGCATATCCTATTTCTGTAAATGCTATTCAATTAGCCTGGGGTGATGAGGGCTATGGAAAACTGCAAGTAGAAATAAGATATCATCACAGCAAAGAACTCAATAATACATTTCCTAATCGTAGTTTCTTTGATAGGGATAGAACTAATAGAACACGTATGTGAGGGGTGATTTATGGCATTACCAAAGATTGCAACACCGCGATTTGGCTTAGAACTACCTTCGTCTGGAAAACGAATTTCGTTTAGACCATTCTTGGTGAAAGAAGAAAAAGCATTGCTTATGGCTGCTCAGTCTGAAGACTCGTTGTCTATGATTGATGCAGTCAAAGAAGTTATCGGAGCTTGCTGCGAAGACATTGATGTAAACAAACTTCCGTATTTTGATCTGGAATATGTGTTTCTCAATATTCGAGCAAAGTCTGTTGGCGAAATTATTAAGTTAGAGTATAGACATTCTGGTGGAGTAAACTATAAGGGAGAAGCTTGCGAAGTTGTTACTCCTATTGAAGTCAATCTGGAAACAGTAAAGGTTGAAAAGACTGACGGTCATACTAACAAGATTCAGATCGACGACAAACTTGGTGTTGAGATGCGTTATCCAAGTATCAACGACGTCAAGTTGATTTCGGAAGGACGCGACGAACTTGAGATGTTGGCTAAGTGCATTATCAGCGTTTACGACGAGGAGAATGTGTACGAACCTGATAATCTACAGGATGCAGTACAGTTCTTAGAGTCGCTGAATAATTCTCAGTTTTCTAAGATCATGCAGTTTATCAATACTATGCCAAAACTGCGACACACATTTACATATAAATGCAAAGGTTGCGGACAAGAAGATACTGTAACGCTGGAAGGAATGTCTGATTTTTTGTAATAGTCCTCTCTCATAATACGTTGGCAAATTATTATCAGACCAACTTTTCGTTAATGCAGTATCACAAATACTCGCTGAGTGACATAGATGGGATGATTCCGTGGGAGAGGGATATCTACGTCAAAATGCTTGTTGAGTATCTAGAAAGACTAAAAGAAGAACAAGAAAAAGCAAGGCGATAAATGGCAGAGAAAGAAAGCGGAGAAGACATTCTCCGCGCTATTCTAGAAAAGGGAAGCGACAAAGCTAAGAAGGACGCAGCTGATGTTCTGTCCTCTCTAGACTCTGCGCCTGTAGAAGCTAAAGTCAAGAGAAAAAGAGCTCTTGGCGATCTTGTTGGTAAAATTGGTAAGTCGACCTACTTCAAAAAGACTGACGGTACTATTGTAGATGATACAGGAAAACCTGTAAGCGATCGTCTACAAGAAGCGTTTCATAGTAATGCCGACGTGAAGACTGGTATGCCAAAAGCTCCTACGAAAGTTGGCGTACAGAAAAATAAAGAATTTGAAAATTCTTTGCAGAAGACGATCGTCAACGCAAAAAGAGTTGCCGATACTTCTGAGCTGATTTATAACAGAATGCCTGCTGTAACAGATCAGCTGACTTCTGTTGCCAATACATTATATGAACAGAATCAAAACACGATTCGCAATCTTATAAGAAAGAACGAAGAATTCCGCGACGCAGTTATTGAACAGCTGACTGGCGTAAAGGGTCCTACTAAGGCTGGCGGCGCTGTATCTCGTCCTAGAAAACCATCAGCTGTTCCTGCAGTTTCAGGTTCTAAAGTCGCAAAAGCTGCGGAAACACAAACTAAAATTGCTAAGGCAACTTCGTTTAGAACATCGCGTCCTGCAGAAGTTCAAGCGCGCGCTGGTAGAATAGGAGCAATCAGAGCTAGAAGAAATGTTGCTATGGGTGCTGCTGCGATTGCTGGTGGAGCAGCGATTGGAGCCGGAGCAATCATAGCAGCTACCACTATGGGTGGAGCCCCATCAGCTCCTCCAGGCGGCGCGGCTCCAGGTGGCGGACCAGCAGCACCAGGACCAACAGGAACACAACCATCCGCAGGAGCACAACCATCAAGCACACCAGGAATGGTGACCTTGACAACTCCTATTTCAAAAAGACAATATGTTGTTGCAGAACAATATGCAAACAATTTCAAAGGATTTGTTGACGAGCTAGAAAACAGCGGTTATCAAATCAAAAGCATTGGTGGATATGCTAATCGTAATATCGCAGGAACTGGTCAAAAGAGTTTCCATGCTTTAGGCGTTTCGATTGATATCAATCCAAGCTCTAATCCCCATCTGTTCGACGGAAGAACAGTTACAGATATGCCATCGAACGTATCTGCGATGGCTCGTAAGTATGGTCTTGGATGGGGTGGAGATTGGACTTCGTCAAAAGACACCATGCACTTTTCTATGGCTTCGCAAGAAGGCGGTTCAGTACGAATTGATCGCAGTGGTGTTACTCCGCTTCCTGGTGCTCCAGAAACGCCAGGAACAACTGCAATGGCAGCTGCTGGCGCAACAGCTCCAGCAGGCGTAGCAGGTGGCGCGCCT